CCAGTTCTGTAAAGCTTGCTCCAGTTTTGGTAGCAATAAGATTAAGTACAATAAATTCAGCCGCTCTTGTAGGCTTAATGTAGATATCACACCATAGCTCATTTCTATCAATTCTTTCTGGAGTATTGTTTCTACCGTCACATACTATCAGGTAGTCAAAAATTCCTCTTCTAGCTACAACATCTCTTAGGAACGGATCAATTAAATTGATTATTTGTAGCCTAGTGAAAGTATCATTAGGTTCAAATAAGAAGTACTTCAAGGCTGTAGAAATTGCTTTAGCTAAAATTATAAAAAGTCTTCTAACATTAACTCTGTTAAATGCAGAGTTTTTATCCAGCATGTTCTTTTGACCCCAAACTACTTTTCCTTGTCCAGAAAAACTCACAATCGGATTGATTCCATTCTTGTACATAATATCTCGTTCACCTTGTACTGGATTCCAAGAAAGTTTTCTTACGTTGTTTAGAATTGCTCTATTTAATCCAGCAGGAGCAAACCAAGCTTCTGCTACATCATCTGTATTGGCATATACACCAGCTACTTGTCCAGAAGCAGGAATCCATCTATAAACGCTATTCCATTTATCATAGACATTTAACCAGTTACCATAAAGAGCAATATAACTAGAGTTAACATTGAAATCTCCATAGGGAGCAGGATTGTTTAATGTTCCTATTCTCCAGTCTCTTAGATCTGTAGCTTCATTTCCTCTGTTATTTACGACTAGTGTTTTAGGAACGTCTGCTACTACTACTGCATCCTTTCTGTTTATACAAATATTCATCATATAAGTTTTAACAGTAGTAGATTTATTAGAGTCGATGAATATATTAACATCTACTATTTCTGGATCTGCATAAAGATCAATAGCATCTATAATATCTCCGTCTAAAATAGAGTCTCCGTTATTTCTAGCCCCACCACCAAGAGTAACATAATCAGTCATCCATACCCATTTCATACTTGAATTTATAAATGCTGGTGAAGCGGCACTATTTATTGCTACTCTAATATATCTTGATTGGTTATTAATTACGTTCTCAACATACTGTGTTCCACCTTCATCATCTATAGCTAAAGGATCTGTACTTACTAAGAATGACTCTACTACAGAATAGGGGATTACTTTTTTATTTCTATCTTGTTGTTGTGCGGCTTTGACTATAATAATGAATTCTTTATCTTCATCAAAAGCCAAGTCAACTTGATCGTTTACATCATCATATAAATCAGCGGATAAACCTAAAGTAGCGGTATCTGTTCCTCTTCTAATTCCATTATAGGTTTGTCTTCCCATAATAGCTACTTTTACTAAGTTACCCCATTCTCCTCTACTTTGAGCTATAAAGGACATTTGAGATCCTACCTCTGGTCTACCGACATTAAAAGGTAGATCTTCAGTTGCGAATTCATCTGGATCTTCTGATTCAAAATCTGATAGCTGAAAAGCAGTTGCTTGTACATACGGAGTTAAAGAACTTCCAGCACTAGGAGTTAAACTACCATATGCTCCAGCGAATGAAGCACTAGGAGCTAAAACTCTTGTGCAATATAAGTTATTTCCAAATTGTAAAAATCCTGCGGCAGACATAATATCTTCATATGTATTATCTTCTGGCACACCAAAAATTTCTGTTAACTCATCAATAGTATTGACTAGTTGCCTTTTTAACTCTGGGCCTTTCCATGTATTCCTCAAAACACTCACACCTATGGAGGTTGCTACGGCAGGGATAGTAGTTGAAAGGTCTATCTCATTTACATCTACTAACGGTGATAAGTATTGTGTCATAATTTCTTCCTCCTGTCAATCGGTATAAAACCGATAGCTTTTCTGAATTATTGAAGATACTACTATCCTATGTTATTTATAAGATATAGAAGTACTTCTTCTAATACTATTTATATTTTTTTAGTAATTTTGAAGAAAATATAAGGTTTTATGAGATATCTGGTTTGACAACTAAGAAGTAATCATATGAAAAGCTTACGGTACTTTCTAATTGAACGTCACCTTCTCTCGTACTAAAAGAAACTTCTCCTAAAGTACTGGGCCAGATGTCTATAAATCTAAGTTCAATTACTGGTACTCTGTAGTTTGTAGTAACTACTAGACTGGCATCTACGGCATATTTTTTATGTAGTTCTGCTATTTTATTGAAGTTATTATTTAAAAATGACATCCAATCGAAAAGTAATTTCCAGTTTGATAAGTTAGAATCCACAACATAACTAACTAACCAAGTATCGAATTCCATAGGTATTAAACTACGTTTTGTTTTATTACCTTGCCAACGAAGTTCTTCCTCTGCCATTGATATACTAGGTATAACGGCAGAAAAGATATTCATCATAAACGGATTGTTAGCTGATATGGTTTCCTCTGTAGGAAGTTTTGGAAATATCAACTGAAAATTCGTAGGTGTAGCTTTATCTAAGTTAGTTAAACCTGATTGTCCACAAGAAATTGTCATTTACTTTACTTCTCCTACTTTATTTTCTTCTTCTTCTTTTTCTTTTTATCATCATCATCATCCCATCCGTACTTATTGTTGAATGTATTTTGATTGGTTTTTACGTTATGTTTCCCACTTTGGTTAACATTTCTTTTATAGTCTGCATTACTATAGTTTGCATCTCCTAAATACTTCTCAATTAAATCCATTTTTTTCTCCTTCTCCGCTCTACCTAGAGCGGTTCTGCGCTCTGTCATGGTTCAAATAGATGATACTTGATAATTAAATCCCCATCTTCTATCTTCCCCCTTAAATCTATGTGCGTTCCTCCCGAAGCACCAGAGGTAAAGGTGGAAGTACTATCTCCAACGGCTTCACAAAAGGCATCTGGATTTGTCCACATGCTAGCAAAGATCTTACCAATAAGTTTACTTGACTCTACAGGCTTGAAGAACCATGTCTGTAGCTCAAAATCCAGCGTGTAGTTAATTACTCTATAGTCTTCATCTGCCATTTCATGACTTATTTCTGGTGTAGCACTTCTAAAAATTACTTTAACATCAAAATCTAATCCCAATTCATCTAATCCAACTCTTATGAAAATATGCGGAGCAAAAAATGGAAGTATTTGTTCCATAATTTGATCAATATCTACCATATGTAAAGTCCATATATTCATAGTAACCGTAATATTATATGGAATAGGATGTAAGTACTTCTGAAATTCTTCCGTTTCAGTACTAGCACCTTTACATATCTCAAAAAATCCATTTACTGCTCTATCTGCCGCCCAATCAATAGAAGAGATCCATGCAGTTATCATAGGAAGCATTTTATCATCTTTTCTTTGGTTTAACCAATACCAAACCTTTTCTTTGACTGATAAACTTATCGGTACTTCAACATACTTTTCTATTGATTGTCCATCTGGTGTATACCTAGCAATCTTTATATCATTGAAAGCATCTAAAAATTGTATTACTGTTTTTCTGAAAACATTAAAAAAGAAATAATCTTTCATAGTTAGTTACCTTTTACTTTTTACTAAAATGTATAGTTTGTACTCTTTTGAATTCTTTAGCACTAAAATATTTGACTATATATTTACCTTTTAATTTTTTATCAATTCCTTCTTGTAGTTTAATCCACCGTTCTATTCTTTCTTTAGACCAATCATCCCAAATACTTTTTGGATCTGCTTTATATTTAGCTACATCATCTTTAGATGCTTTTTCTAAAATATAGAGATAGGATTTTTTAGGAACTTTTAAAACTTTTGTTTTAACTACCCATTCTCCCTCACTTCCATATATTCCTTTAATCCTTTTAAATGCATCTGCGATTATACTAGTGAATTCTGAATCTGATATCTTATCGAATATCTCTTCAAATCCATCTTCTCTAGAAAATACTTTACTACCCCACTCTTTAGATGTTTTTTCTTTATTTGATAAAAATCTATAAACTTTTCTGAAAAATTTTATATAGTCTTTGACTCCATTAATTTTAGCGGCTTTGACCATTGGAGCATCTGCCATTGTTTGATAAGGAGCGGAATAATCAATATCATATTTTGTTATATGTCCACGATCTTTTAGACTATGAAAAACATGTTCGTTTAAATTAAAAAGTACTCCTCTGTTATCTTGCCCTTCTTGCCTTTGGTACATTCTCCTCAACCACTTCATATTATTACTTAGCATATAATGAGGATTATCGTATAGAAACCTAGAAATTTTATTATTCTCTAATACTTCTTGACCATTCATGACTAGAAGTATATCTCTTCCAGCACCTATCCATTGAAATGTTAGATCTCCAGCGTCACTAATACCAGTTAACCCCTTCAATTCCATTTTCTCTAGCTGTTTTAGAGTTTCAAATGCTTTATCGTCATATCCCCATTCCATAGCTACTCTGAAAACTCTAGGAACATCTACTGGTTCAAATGATTTTTCCGTTAAGTACTTTCTTAATCTCATTTACAGCAACTCCCTCCACACTTAGGATGTTCCTTTTTGCTTGCCTTTTCAATCCATTTTAGAAATCTCTTCCACCAGTTTTCTTTTTTTTTCATTATTCTTCCTCTTTTTCTTTCCCCTTATCTCCAACAAATTCAGAAATCTTTTTAATTTCATAGTCTTTTACATTTCTAAATTCCTTTCTCATCAATTGGCTTGCTGATAATTGATTTTTAACGTAAAGAGGAGATATATTCATTTCCGCTGGAAATAAAATAACAATTTTATATCCTTTTGCTTTCATCTTAATTGCAATACTTTTCTCATCTTCATAAGATCCTGGCCCACCTACTGCTTCATCTAATTTAAATCCCTTTAATGCTTTTTCTAAATACTCATTCATTGTAGTCATTTTTATTTTCTCCTTATTTTCCTTTTATTTTACTCTAGATACAGCAGTAAATTTATAGGCTACTTTATTCCATTTGTTTATTTCTGCTTTCTCATGTCCTTTTACTGTAAAGTCAATTTTTTTCTTATCACCTTTTTTAAGGTTATTTCTACCAAAGTGTTGTAGTATATTTCCTTCTTCATCTTTCATTACAGTTATAGAGCTTTGACCAAATCTTGTTTCGAAAAAATGTTGACGTACAACTTCTACTTCAAGATCTTTTACTCTTTCACCAATAACTCCTATATATCCGCTTTTATTAAGTTGTGCTATATCTGCTTGAATCTTCTTCTTTTGATTCATATCTTCTTGAGCAACTATTTCACGAAATGCTTCTACTTCATCATTTTCTTGTCGTGTCCATTCTTTTTTAGTTTTACTAAGGTCTAATTGGGATGCAGATCCACCTTCTGTATATATGAATCCATATTTATATTTTTCTCTTACTCCTACATCATCTACTACATAACCCCATTCTATACGTCTATACCCTTGACCAGTACCTTTGCCAAATACCATTCCTGCATTTATTTCTACTAGATAATCTCCTTTTTTAAGACCAGTAAACCCTCTCATTTTTTTTGAATCAAAACTACCACTCAAATCACCACTAGCTCCTACCTGTCTATGTTTCCAAGCTTTCTCTAGTAGATACCATCTCTGTTTGGAACTTTTGAATATTCCATTATTAGATTTTATAAGGCTTTGAAGAGTACGGTGATTTTCTGCATCCATTGTTGAGGAGTATTCAAATCGTCCTTCTCCTTCTCCTATATATTTATCTACTAAATCCATAATGCTCCTTAATCAAATATTGACATTGGTAATGATTTTCCTTTAGAAGATATTTGTTTTGGTTTTTCTTTCTTTATTACTTTTTTCGGTTTTATACCTTTTGGTATTATTATATTATTATAATCAAAATCTTTTTTGCTAATATATGGATTGTTATCAAAAATCATCCTTCCTTGAACACCACTTCTTGTTAAATTAAATGATAAACATCAATTATTTTTTCTCCATCAAAAGATGCTAATCTCCATGTATAATATTCGTTACCTTTACGTGATGAATATTTTTTTAATACTGGTTTAAATTTTGCATTAGGAAATTCTGATAAAGGAAATTTTTTCCCTTTTCTTTGCTTTACTAGTTCTGGAGTCAAAGTTAACATATCCTCATCTCCATAAACATATTTACCTTTGTATTTTACTGGAGCTTCTTCTTTAGCTTCATTTATACTATCCTTTGCCTTTTTCAAAGAAGTATAAGTTCCTATTTTTTTATAGCTATTAGGTGTGTCTCCCTTTTGAGTTATATCATACATTGTAAATGTTCCATCTGGTTCTTTGATAAGCTCATACTTATCGTAATGCCAAAATGGTTTACCTTTATAGGTTTGTCTTCTTTGCCAATTTACTTCTTGTAGATATTGTTTAAATTTCATAATCTTTACCCAATTCTTATTTGGTCAATATCAATAATAGAAGATGAATTTATTCTCATGTTGCTATTATTAATTGAAAATCCATCCACTCTATAACTTTCTTTTCCTCTTTTGATTAAATACATACCTTCATCGTCAATCACTTTTAGTTTACCCTTAAAGGTATAATCAATAGGATTATTATTACTTCGATATCCATCTGCTTCGAATTTATAAATACCCTTTCCTAATTCTATAGCAGTTTTTTTCAGCATATCCCTTATATCATCATCTCTTGAGATATTTTTGAATATCTTTTTTTCAGTCAGATATTTTTCAATCAGGTATTGAATTTTTTTCATATTTCTTATCCTATGCGTTTCTTTATTTCTTATCCTATGTGTTTCTTTTATTTCCTATTGCATCTCCGTATGCTATTGCCATAGGTAATAACTTATCTATAGGTAATTTAATTTTTAAAGCATTTACTTTGGAATTAGGATTGATCATCAAAGCAGATAAAAATCTATGATGTCCATCAATGATGTAGTTATCATCACTTATAACAAAAAATGATTTTTGAGTAACAAAATCTTGAGAAGCTTTGGTTCCAAATTGTTTTATAGTTCCCATAGATTTATCATAGTAAACTTGCTTCTGAATAGGCTTTAAATCTTTTACAGAAACCTTAGTAATTCTTACATCTATTTTATCGTCTGTTTTTGATCCGTCTTTTAAACCTAACTCTAGCCATTTTTTTGCGGCTAGTCCAGAAAGCCCTTCTGGAAATGGATTTTTCTTTACTATTGGATCTTTAGCTAGTGGTTTATTTATATCTATTGTTCCTGATTCCAATCTACCTTGAAATTTTTTAACATCATCATCAGTAATAACTGGCATATCTTTTCTTTTTGTTCTACCAATTTTAATTATTGATTTAGCCTTTTCAAAGTTTTCATCAAAATTAGGAATTTCTTTATCTAAATCAAAATCTCCTTTTTCAGCAAACTCTTTTGCTTTTTCTAAAGAAAGTTTATCTACTTCCAATTTACCAGCGGCTTGACCACCTTGTTCTGTTAAATAATTTTTAAATCTCATATTAACTCCTTATTTTGGAAATGTCCTCATATTCTTCCCTAGTAATTTTTCTCTAGCCATTCTCTTTAGAAGTAGTTTCTTCCATATATCATTTACTTCTTTTCCGTATTGTTTTGTACTATTCCATGTTCCATATATAGGTGGATATAATTCCATAACATCCAGTAAAGTCATTTTATTCCATTGTGCTGTAGTGTATTGCTGTTTTAATGCTTTAATACCATGAATTTGTGCGTCTATTTCAAAATGAGTCATATTAACATCTTCTTTTCCTAATTTAAGAATACTTGGATCATTATATTCTTTTGCCAAATCTACTATTTTTTCTATATGGCTATTATGCAGTACATCATTCATCCAATGTGATAGTTCATGAGCTATTGTTGCTTTCATTTTATTTGGTGATGTTTCACTATTAAATCTTCTTATTTCTTCTTTACGTAAAACGTCCGTACTTCCTAATCTTAATATATCTAATACCATAGGGTTAAATGTTAAATTTATTCTATTATCTGATGGTATATATGCTGGAGATGGAAATACACCAGCATGTATTTTTATTGGTTTTATAGCATGAGCCGCTCTAGCTGATTTAGAAGTCAATCTACTACTATCCATTGATTGTCTGGAATATCCCATTCCTTTTAATGATCCTTGTATAATTTCCGCTGGTGGATATTCTCCTCTTTTTAATTCATCTATAAAACCAGAAAAAAGAACATCATAAACTAATTGAACATCTTTTTTAATGTTAAATGTCTTTTCAAGTAATAGTTCTTCTTTTAAATATCTTTTAAGTCTCATATTTAATATCCGTAAATTTTTGTATCTATATCAATGCTCTTATCATAGTCAAAAATTTCATCACTTTCTTCTTCTAATTCTTTATTATCTCCGTATGCAGTTAATGGAGTAGTAGTGGTATCTAAATCAATTGGTGGACTTGGATCTCTATTAAATCTTGAGATCTTTTCCGCTGATTCTGATTCTTCGCTGAATCTATAAGGTTTAAGTACAAACCCCCAAATCATTTTTTTCAATTGGAATATCTTCTCTTCTTCTTCTACGTCTGCTATTTCATATGCTCTATTATTCCATACAGTAATTATAGCATCTCCAGGCTTCGGATGATATCCACTACCACTAACATCTCTAGTAAAAGTTAACTTAGGTATAGATGCAAATGAGATTGACTCTTCCGAATAGACACCAAATCCAGTAGTTAAAGTAGGCTCTTCTGTAGGCTCATATATTAACTTTGTTGTTTTTGGATCTAAATACCTTGTACGTGTGGATTCACCATAGAAGTAATCTTTTTTTACTCCTTCATCTCTTATATAATATAGACATTGTATACCTGAAATATCCGTAAACTCTACTATTACGGATTCGAATAAATCATGTTCTACATTATCTTGTAACTGGTGTAGATCCCACTTTGGTCTTATTAATTTACCTGATTTCATTTTCCTTCTATAAGCTTCTTTTGAGTTGACATGACTAGCGAAAGAGCTTCTTCTAATAGATTTACTCTTTTCTCAAGCTTTTCATAATCACTATTATTTTGCACTCTAACATTCGGATTGTTGTTCTGCATTTTATTGTTTTTCATTTCATTGATTCTTTGTTGCATCTCAGAATCGAATTGACTATAATCAGTAACGGCTTCATCCTGAAAATTATCTCTCTTTACTTGTTCACCTAACGGAGCCGCTGGTCTGTCTACCGCTCCCTCAATTTGTGATACATCTGGTTGTGGTTGTGATATATGAATAGGTTTATAAGCACTTCCATCTGCAAACATTTGTTCGTATTTCTCTAGAATTTTACTATGCTCTGACATATTATTTTTCCTCCTCCTTGACCAAACTATTTTTTTTCTGCTTCTTTTTCCATTTTAATTAATCTTGTGTAGTAATCTGGAAATTCTGCTAAATGGTCTATAGCAACTCTTTTAGCAATTGCTTTATTTCTAGTATGTTCCATTTCTACTTTAATTCCCATAGCTAATTCTTTATTATCTGCATCTTTTTCTGTAAATTTTTTCTCTTTAGCTCTACCTCTTCCCAACATAGATCCTAATATAGAGTAGATATATGCTTCAAATTTATGTGCATCAATACCTAGCTTCTCCGCAAGATCATGTATATCATCATCTGGTGGACTTGGGTTGTCTGCGAAAAAATCCATGATAGCAGTATATATTTTATCATCCTTCTCTGATCCCTCTGTTATAAATTCTCTAAATGATCTATTCATATTTATCCTCCCTTAACCCCAAAATATGGGATATCCTTCCCATACTTCCTCTAATCTTAAAGTTTCTTCAAGTGCGGCTTTTTCTTCTTTCCCTTCTGATACTAATTCCGCTCCATCTAAGTCAATTCCAGCATTACCGATAGAAGTAAATCCAGCAAACTTACTTCTGATCCTACCTAAAATTATTTTACACTCCGCAAGCGCATAGTCAAATATCCAATCAGAAACGAAAAAATTTTCATTTTGATTTCCACTACGCAAGCTATTTTCTCTTCTCTTCCAAGGGTCTGCTATATGATTATTAGTTTCCATACCTGAATAATGACTACCTTCTATCATAAAACTTCTTACAAGTATGAATCCTGGAGAATCTACAGTAGTAGTAACAAGAGTTCCATCACATTCTCTTCCACTTACAGGAATTTCCATAGAATTACCACACGGAGGAGGTGGATGTACCTCTAATTGATTAGTATATGGATGATATTTATAGTTATATGCAGTTGGAGTATACCTATCTATTGTTTTTAAATAATCCAAAGATAAATGATAACTCACAAAACTATAGTTATATCCTCCAGTAGCCCATATCCAATTATACATACCTCTATTGAATAAGTAGTTATCTATGGTAAAAAGTGTATTTACTCCTCCCCATGCCGCTCCTCTATCGTCATAATCCACTATGGTTACTACTCCTACTGGTAGATCATAAAATGCCTTTCCAGCGGAAAGTAAAACTGTGAAAAATGTTTCAGCGGTAGCTTGTCCTGCCGCCCATTTAATCCATTTGTCTCTAGCATAATCAATAGCATCAAAGATTTGTTGAGGATCAAGTTCCACCTTTATTACTGGATATCCCAATCTTCTTTTTAACCTTTCAGCTAAATCTGTTTTCGATTGCCTAATGTCTAGTGCCATTATTTTTTTCCTTTTAATTGATCCTTTTCTTTTTTGGTAAGCATGGAAGTAGATAGATATCCATGTTCTTTCTTTTTCTTTTCAATTTTATGTTTAAGAAGTGATTTTACTTCTGCCTTTTCAAATACTTCTAGCTTTTTTGTTATATCCATTATTTTTTCCTTTAAGTTATACTCTTCCTATATTATTTATATATTTTTAATCCCAAAGTGATGATTTTGTTAACCAACTCCAATCATCTATATCATCTTCTACATCTGATAAGATACCCCATGCATCATTTTCATCCATCTGACCATCTTTAAATTTCCAATCTTCGTTTAGTATATTCATCTGGAAGAGATAAGTAGCCCAAAATAAAGCACAAACTAAATCATCTGGTTTGTCTTTACCGAAAAATTTATTCTTCTCTTCTATAAATGATCCTAATTCCTCAATGGTTTCCTTATCAACTAATCTTACACTACCATCTTCTATTAACTTCTTCATTAGAAGTACTGCTTTTGGTTTAGTATCTTTCTGTGAGCGCACACCAAGGCTTTTCTCCTTGCTACCTGAATTGACTAGGTTCTCATTTTCGAATGTCCACCATAACTGACTAATAACAGCGGCTCCTTCTCCATTGTTTTCACACATAATATAGGCATTATTGTAGTAATATGATAGCTTATTAATGATTTGTGAGAATTCATAGACATCTGTTAAGTTATTTTCGAATACTCCTACTTGAATTAGTTCTACAGGATTTACCGATTCTACCTTTAGTATTTGGATACCAGAACTATTTTCCCCTGTACCTTTGGCTGGATCTACTCCCATAACATACTTAGCTCCTTCTCTTGGTTTCTCCCATAATCTAAGTCTATCTTGTAGATCATAGTAAACGGGTTCGCTATACATACTCATTAAGGTTCTAAGGCACTCTGGATGAATGACTGTATTAGTAGATCCTAAAAATTTACAAGCGTATTCCTGATTGAACGCTTGTGTACCCATATTAGCAATTTCTTGTTTAGCCCATTCCTTATCACGCCCTGGAACCTTATCCCATATGACTTTATAAGGTTTGAAGAAATTGTCTCCTACCTGTGCTTGTGTCCATAGTCTATGAAAGATATTGAACATACCATTAGGAGTAGAAATAATTATCAGCTTTGATTTTTTTGAGGAAGATATTGTAGGATAATTTGCCGCCCAAAACTCTTCTGCTTGATTACTAGGCACAAAAGCAAATTCGTCACAAATAACCATATTCATAGGCCACCCTCTAAAGGCATCAGAGGTAGTAGCGGAGATGATCATGTTTGTTCCATTATCGAAATGTACAGAAGTCTTTTGATATTCCGTCACTCCAGGCTTCAACCATACTGGAAGACCTTCATACATTCTTTTGATTGTATCTAGGATTCTTTTAGCGGATGTTTCTTTATTGGATACTATTCCTACATTTTTATTTGCATGGAAGATAGCATACCAAAGAGCAAAAATAGCTACTATTGTAGTCTTGCCAGATTGTCTAGCCCATAGCCCTACAAAAAATCTATTCTTATTAAGTAAGTCAATTGTTTCTAATTGATATTTGTATGGAGCAAAAAGTATTTCTCCATGATCTAATGTAACAATTTTAATGTAATGAGTAGCAAAATGAAGAATATCTTCTTTGCATTTCATTAACTCCGATATATGTTCTGGAGTATATTCAAATTCCTCATTAGGACGTTTTACATAATCATCATATCGTATAGCCATAAAAAACCCCACATAATTATTTACTATACTTATTTATATAATTATGTGAGGTTATTTCGGAAAATTGCTATTATTCTAATACAAGCCTAGCAACAAATTCCGTATTGTAGATATTCCAAAGATCTTTTTCAATACCAAAAGAATTACATGTTGTAGTGAATGAGTCTTTATCGTCTTTATCTATAGATATAACTAGTCTAAGATTAAATCCATAACTTATTCCCTCTATGATCGGAGGATCTATAGGTCTTACCCAATCTCCTATTTTTGGTTCGTAATCCATATTTTGCATTTTATTTCTCCTCCTTCCTTTCAAACACATATGTTTCATGAAAATCTCTCTTTTGATATATCTTCACAGGCACATCCTTGATTATATTATCTATATGTCTAGTGAATATCTTAATTCTCCCATCTTTAAATGTTAGAATAGTCCTATTTGAATGAGATAGAAAGCCACTATCCATCAAATATTCAACATTGACAATAGTTCCTTCCATTACTAAATTTCTTTTATCCTTATTGACTACACCACTAGTGATAAAAATTATTAGTAAGAATCCCCATCCTATAGCACCAAATTTCATTCTGCTCCTCCTTTTTTTTATTTGGCAGAGGTAGAAGGAATTGAACCCTCACAGCTTAGATTTGGAGTCTAGCTGGCTCAACCTACGCTTACCTCTATGGAAGTGGTAGTGGGAATCGAACCCACGTTCCAAGCGTGAAAGGCTTGTATCCTTTGCCAATTTGGACTATACCACCTTATTCTCCAAAGCTTTTTGAACTTACTTGTAGCCAAGTTTCATCTTCTCTAGCTATAATACAACGTCCTCTATTCTTACATTTTCTTCCTTGCTGATAAGCTTTACATTTACACGTTGATATGCCTGTATCTACGAATCCTTTTTTCTGATCGTATCCCATATCATTATATACTTTTAATTCTCTACATGTTATAAATGTAATTCTCATAATATTTCAAAATCCTCAGTTTTTAAGAACTCTTCATATTCTTCACAAAGACAATTACAAGCAAAAAGTTTACAAGTATAAGTATTTTCTTTATGTGGTTTAGCATGAAAACATATTTTTTTAGGATTATCAAAATATCTACAATGATCTATTTTAGGACATAACATTAATCTAGTCAATTTCAAAGTCCTCTGGAAAGAATGTAATATCAGCGGCTAGTTCTTCCACACAAGAAGGACATTGAGATCCTTCATTGACTCTATGGTTCTGGTCACAAAATTTCTCAAACCCATGAGGTATTTTATGGTGACAGTCCATAACACATTTATCCGATTTAGGACATAAATATAGTTTTACTTTTTTTACTTCTTCTTTTGATGGTGTATATTCCATCATTTTTTACCTTTAAAAAAATGGAGCCGCTGGAGGGATTCAAACCCCCAACAATCTGATTACAGGTCAGCTACTCTATCGTTAGAGTTACAGCGGCTTATTCTATGTCTAGTTGTCTATTTATCAAATCTTTATAATCATCATCTTCATCTATCATATCTTCATAGTTACGAATCCGCATCATTGTTGATTGTCCAGTAACAGGATCAAAAGAAAACACATCACTAGTCATTGAAATGAGATATCTCCAATCTTTTGCTTCTGCTTTAAATTTTTCAAATGGCATAGGCTCTGCTGTATTCCATTGATCCTTATTATCTTCTTGGAATTTAATTAGATACATCTTATAGTACTTATCTATATCTTCATTAGTTGGAGTTTTTCCACTCCGCATAAGTACAGTTTCTTCTGCGCTCTTCATTAAAGATTTTTTCATTCTATCAATAACTTGATCTATCAGTTTTACTTCTCTTTTATGTTTTACTATAATATAAATAATAACAAAAGGAATAAGAAGAAGTAAACCTATCGGTATCCAATACCAAGGATTTTGTAAATTTCTTTGTGTTATTTCCCATGTTCCTACTGGATCTTGATACCATTGCCAGAAATTATAACTCCATAAACAAGCTAACATACTCCAAAATACTTTGTTCATATGTTTTTTCCATATTAAATTGACTATATTCCCGACTCCAAATATAATAAAAGCAAGAAATCCTTCTAAATAGCTTTGTAATTTCTTCATTCAGACCCCCTAGAAGCGATTATAAGAGCATTTTTAGGTGAAAGCACGTTCTCATCCACGATTAACCTCTTCTGTCCTTCTACAAGGTTTAAGAGGTACATACACCACGTTAAATAGTTACCTATCTTCTCTTTTATGACTTGAGGGAGAGAATACTTAAATTTGTCTCCAGTACAGCAAGGCATAAGAATTAAGTGATCTGCTTTTGACTTATTGTAGATCTCAATAATTCTTGTTGCTAACCCTACGCATGGATGTACTCCGATAATTATAAAATCAGTCATAGGGTAAATAAGTCTTTGCTGATGAGTCATATACTCCCATCTTTCTTTGTAGATATTGCTCTTGACATACATGAAGCGTCTTATTTTAGACCATTGCCTATCCCGAACCCTTTTATCTATAGCGTATGAATGAATATTAGGATAGAGGAAAGAAGCAATGGTACTAGTCAAAGCATTACCAGCGCAAAAATCGAATATAAAAAAGCTCTGATCTGGTTTCTTAAATACAATTCTTCGGATCTGATTAATTACTGCCATTGATTCAGTAATTTCTTTCTTCCTACCTGATATCGGATTCAGAATGTCAAGGATATCTTGATAGCAAGTCAAACCAAAGAATTCATTTATGTATTTATTTGAAGTATCCATTAGTTTTCCCTTTAAATATTAAAATGAGCTATCATATCACTCCAGCTAGTCATTGAGTATCTTGAATGATCCTTCTGTAGATCTGCCAGAACATCACAGTCATATTGAATATCTACAGAACCATTGATAGCAACGGCTTCTCCCATTGCAACTACGGAGCCATAAATGATTTTTGATCCACCACCAGAAAGTACAATATCTCCACCTACGATAATAAGACCATGCCAATCAAGATTACCAGCACAATCAAAGTCTCCATCTACTACTAGAATCCCATAACCAGTTAGATTAGTTATTTTGGCATTGCCAGTTACAAAGATAACTCCAGTATCATCCTCACTAGTGATAATATCGGTAGCTTCTACTTTACCAGATACAGGAGCCATTACCTGAGTAGCACTTTTTAAAAGGTTATCCCTCATAAGTGGATAAGGATACATTCCACCACTTTCAGAAATTACTGGATCATCCCCCATATCACCACTATAGTCAATGGTTCCACCAGCAACATCATACATGATGTCTGGAACATTATCACAACTAGAATCATATTTCGCTTCTCCTATAATGCTACCAGATACACCATTACCGTTTACATTTGTATTGACACGTAAAGCGGCATCAGGCATTGCAAAGATCCAATTGTATTTGAATGTAGCTTTAATATAATGTTTTCCACCACGTAAATGAGTACCTTCACTATAGGAAATTTCAAAAGGCATACCAGTAGTAAAGTTTTTCTCATTCATATAATCTCCGTTTTCATCCCCCCACAATACAACCTTCTCTATTCCATCGGCAGGATCTATTTTTGTTATATGTTTTATTTTAACGGAGAAGTCATTCTCATCCATAAATCCTGGAGTTGTAATATAGGTACTTTTTTCATATTCTCCAAGAAAAGAAGTATTTTTATAATCTACTTCTGTCAAGTTACCTTTTAACCAAAGGGGAACTAAAGCCGTACCTGATTCAGCCGCATAGAAACTCTTATTCATGATCTCTCCATTAACTGCCATATTCAAATTAAAAATGGAAAGTTTAATACTGGCAATTCCCAAAATAGTCATGGTAACTAGGATTAACATTGTAATGAAAATAATTGTAATTCCTTTTTCATTTTTTAACATAGTTATTGACTCCTCTTCTTTTCCATTCATGGTTTCTTTCAATATCCCAAATGTATCCATATCTTCCACCTTCTATATTAATTCTAATTTCTCTTATTCCATAAAGAGGTACTTCACTAGTGAATATTTTTTCTTCTTTTAATTTTTCTTCTTTTAATTTTCCAAGCTCTGCTAAAATATCTTGTTCTTTTTTAATAGCCTTATATGCTTCTTGGACAAATTGAAAAGCTCTTTCACTTCCCCCATGATCTGGATGATATTTTTGACAAAGAATTCTCCATCTCCTTTTTAATTCTTTCGGAGGAAATACATTTAAAGGAGTTTTAATTCCAAAAGCTTTTTTATATTTGATTAAATTTAAATCCATAATATGAACATCTCTTTTCGTCTTGCTTTTTTACCTCTGGTTAGAATTGTAAATCCTTCTGGTATAAAATTTTCAAGAGGAGATATATTCTTTCTGGCTTGAGTAAGAGAAGGAAATACTCCAGCGGCAGTTAAGATATGGGCTAAAGTCCAATTCTTTTCCATAACTATAAACTCTTCTCCATCTAAAGGCCCAAAGAACATTTCTTTGTCCTCTTCTGTAACATTTGGAGATATGAAATTTAAGCCGCTAGACATTCTTTTTACTCCATATGGGTTTTTATAAATGATAAAGGAACATGCTGATTAAGATCATATAAAAGCATAGTCTGAATAACTTTAGCTTTTTCATCTGGAGTACCAGATAAATTTTTAGCTAATTGTTTAATTCGCTTTTCCATTTTAGTATTCCTCTGGAGTTATGATATGAATTGCTGACCCACTAGTTGAATCCAAGCAAGCCCAAAGTTTAAAATTTTTCCTGCCAAGCTTGCAAAAAAATTCTACCAGGGAAGAACCTTTCTCCGCATTACGGATTGCATTTCTGGCAACATTCAAAACATCCCAAAGTCTACCATTATAATCTTGAGTAGAATTTTCGGGAGGAGTACAAGCGTTATGGACGGATCTAGAAATTCGATATTTCCAAGACATATCACAACCGACTTGAAAAATTTCATTTGCCATTTCGGTAACGTCTACCAAAATACCATCCTTAACCGCTTGATTTGCCGTATAAGAAAAAATTACATTTAAATCATCCATATTTTTTTATCTCCTATTACAGCTTATCAGAATTTATTTTGAATGTCAATAAAATTTTTTGTGTGGGAGTATGAGGAATCGAACCTCAATACATTGTTACTGCAAACATGCCTTTGTTTTACCAATGTTTCCCCAAGTTGGCATCTTATTTGAAATACCTTTGCAAAGCATGAAACGCCACGTTCTATATTTCAAATAAGCCTTGGTACTCCCTTAGATGTTAAGCCAACATTTCAGAATTTGCCGTTCCCCTTCTTACCCTTTCTGCCATACGGTAAAGATCCTTTAATTCAGTTTTCGATTTTTTCATCAATTCTTCGACTTTCCAGTTATCAGTTTTTACAGGATCATCACCAGAAAGATGTTTTGCAAAAAGCGTATTCGTTATAAAGAGTGCCATGTCAATTTTTCTCATCATTTTGTTTCTCCTTGTTTGAGTTTCTATATACATTCTATCTTATATAAGAAATTTTGTCAAGCATTATTTTGCATTATTTTGGACGCACGAATCCTGCGTATGCAAGATTCATGCCAATGTAAACTATTGAATTTGTTAGATTTTATGATGAACTTGAGGTTGAAATTAGATATGGATTTTCTGCCTTATATCTTTTTGAAACTTTGTTTTGAATAGTGTTTAGATGAACATTCTCACCCCAAAGGTAGGCTATATGAGCAAGCGTCTTTTCTGTATACTCTTGATCAAGATCCATTCCGACATGTCTATGTTCAAGGTTCAATTCTCTTCGTCCATCCTGTACCATAATTTTAGGGATTCCAGAATGAGCAAAACTTTTTATTATTAGTTCTTTAACCTCTTCTTTCTTCTTATCGGTAACAACAATCTTTTCAGAGTAAGGATCTTTTTGTTTGACATACAGGTAAAGCTCAAGATCCCTTGTAAGCTCATCAGTTAAAAAGTTTTGCATGAAGAACCAATCATTGTGAGTCCTTAGAGTCTCAAACATTTTTTCTCTACCTAACATATCCCCTGTATCCCAATCTTTTCTTTTTTGCATATTTGGCTCTTCATCATAGGCTTCTCCAAATCTACCCTTATCGTATCGGTTTACAAGATCATACCACATCTCACTACCTATCAAATAAGGATTCATAGCAAATGGATTTTTAGCTTTGACTAGTGCATTGGTATAATTATATTCAGCGTGTTCTTCACTAGTCAAAAGATTTTCATTAAAAAGTTTTCTCAAGATAAGCTCATGCCAATAAGTAGCAAATCCCTCATTCATGTATTTCGTTTTTACATGGGGCCAAATGTATCTTCCCTGATATCGTAAGATCTCAAGAATATCTTTTTGCCAGTCTGATAAGACTCTGGAGTTATCTATAACGAAACGTAGTAAATCTTCTGTAGGCTCAACTGGAATTTGATTTTTTAATTTCATCCAAAGATTATGATTAAATAAATCCCTTTCTACATCTGCTTCTTGAGCTAAATCATTATTATCTACAAATAGATCATCATACTGTGTAGTTTTTCTTTCATGAGCTTTCTGTTTCATTTTAGCAAAAATTCTATTTCTCTTTTCATCTTCTGTCTCTTCTGTTTCAAAAGGAGAAGAATGAAGATAAATAGCATGTCCAGCGTCCACCGTTTTTTCAAGTATCTCAATTCCATATTTCCGCTCATAGTCATTGAATCTATCAGAAGCGGCAATAAACTTAGATACAATATCTTTGTCTAGTTCATCATGGTATTTGTTCATTGTAGAAAAAGAAACATGTCCTACAACGTGAGCTACCACAAGAGCTTGAACAGCAAAGGTATTATTTTTCATTAAATAGGATCTGGCAGGATTAGTAGTAATGACTACTTCCATAGGAAGACCACCTAAAGAATGTTCGTAGATAGTTTTAAGCCTTTCGTAATCTCTTCCAAATTTCCAGTTAGAGATTTGCCCTGGCATCCCATAAGCCATAATTTCAAGCATCTTATTTTCTGGTACAATATCAAATTCAATAGGAACAAACTCCAATCCCTCTTCTTCGGCAATTTGATATATTCTTTCTTCTAACTTGACTAGTCTTTGAAGTTCTAATTTATCCATTAGTTTTCCCTTCTATGTCTTGTATTCCTAACATATGTTTTAAAGCAGATCTGATATGCTTTTTTTGACGGATTACAGACATAAAGAAATGTTTATCATGATTTATCCAGAAATTTCCCTCATTGCCAAATTTTTTTTCTTCAAAATTCCATTTCTTTTTCATTGCTGGCATCAGATTTGAATAATCACCAGATGGTTTTACTTCTATGTAACTAAACATGTTTACTTTTTCAAGAAGGTCTTCTATTTTGGAAACAGTAGTATGTTCATCAAAATCCTCTCCATCGGAGCAGTATAGACTGTAGATGTTCCATTCATCAGTAGGATATTCGGCATCTATCATCTGAATAGCTTTTTCAATAGCGGTATAGCAGTAAGTACCACCAGTAGTTCCCCTATTGAAAAATGTATCTTCATCTACTTCTACAGCTACATCAGAATGTTGTATAAATCTAATTTGAACATGCTCATATTGACTTCTTAAAAATTCAACCATCCAAAAGAGAAGACTTCTAACTAAATATTTCTTCTGGATATCCATAGATCCCGATACATCCATTTTAGCAATGACTACAGCATTAGAACAAATTTCAATATCCTCATCTACGGTTTTAAATCTTAAATCATCATCGTCTATCATGATATGATTTTCTTGAGCTTTGACATCTCCTATAAAAACCAATTTAATTGCTTCATGGATATCAAAGTTAGCTTGCTTCAATGCATTTTGAGCAGTTTCTAAATCACAATCTGTTTGAGCTACTATTTCTCCACTAAGAATAGCGTTTCTTTTAATAGCTTCAAACATGGTACGCTTCTTATGTACTCTGGACAGCGGCCCGACTTTCGAAATGGAGTTAGTAGTCCAGCCCTTAGAGATAATTGTGCTGTTTTTATCTTTCTCTTCTAAGTAAGGCAATCCAAGATCTTCAAACATGATTTTAAGAAGATAATCAATATCTACTTCTGTCTCTAGGTAGTCGGAACCCATTTGATCACCAGCACCACCTTTATTACTACCTGTAGGTCTTTCATCCAAAATGTCACCAGCTTTCTTATCACCTTGACCAACTCCAGCCACACCTTTTTTACCATATCTAAATTGATAGTCTTTCAATCCTCTTACTGGAACCTTTATAGTTCTTTTTCCGTCTTCTCTAGTGATAATAGATTCTTCACCAATGACATTCTGGATGTTATCCCTAATAGCTTTGTCTACTTTCTTCTGGTGTCTAGCGGCATCTTTAGTGCCTTTGTTTATATTCCAATCGTCATGGTATACTATAGCCATTTTTTATCCTTTTTTTCTCTTTTTATTAGTTCTCTCTTCTGAGGATCTCACCTACAAAGGCAAGAAGATGTTTAGCACAATTCGGACAATAGCCTTTAGCCAATAAAGTCTGCATAGCTGTATCTCTACGCCTTTCAGCTTTCGGAGAAGTAACGGTAGTATCAGCGATAGAAAGAGTGACAACATTTTTAAGATCACTCATAAGCTTCTTTTCTATAGCAAGCTTTAAAGGACTATACGTTCTCCATGTAAATTCTTTCTTTTGAAGTAACGTATCTCCAAGATAGACAAAAATACCTTTTCGGAAATCCTTCTTTGACTCTTTAGGAATCCCGATTTGCTCTTCGATTGCTCTCATTATATCTTCATCAGGTTCTTTAAATTCTCCAACGCTATCAAGAACAGTTACATTTTTGCAGTATGCCGTAACATTGACCATGTATCTTCCAAATAATTCATCGGCTTGATCATCGTAGGCATGTACAAAGGCTTTACTTACTTCCCTCTTTGCGAATTCCCTGTATTCCGATAGGATAGAGTCAGAATCAGCGGTAAGCAATTGTTCAAAAGCTTTTCTGCTTTTTTCATCATGTCCAATATGATGATCAAAAGTATTTCTAATGGAGCGGATCATATCCAATGCAGTAATACAACCGCAATATTTACTATCTCCAGTATCAACACTTTCTTTAGCCGCTAAGATAATATTCAGAGCGTTCATAATGAATCTTGGAGAAATACCATTCATACATTCATTATGAGCTTTACCCTCTTCACGTAATTTTCTTATGTCAAAGTCTTTGCCTTTAGCAAATTCTTCTAGATATTCTCCATTGTATAACTTCATTTTCTTGATCAGGTTTATTTGATCAGAATGATAATACCTTGTCAGTACCGCAAATTGAGCGGCAACTTCTAGAGCTTGAGGAGAAATATGAATATTGGTAAATTCAGAGTCGGCAATAATTTTCTTGTAAATTTCTACCTCATCTTTTACCCTGTCATTCCAAGGAATATTGATAATATACATCCTGTCATGAAGTGCTTCATTCTCTTTATTGTTCCTGAATTTATCGAATTCAGTATGATTGGTATGAGACAAGATTAATGTATCAATATACATTTGAGGAAATCTTGGAGCTTTGATAGTTTGCTCTTGAGCGGCAGTAATTAAGACATAGTGAAATTTGGTATCTGCTTTTAAAATTTCAATATACTCAATCAATCCACCATTGGCAACCTGTAGCTCACCATCAAAGGTGTAACCTCTAGGATCTGATTCACCATGAATTGCTACTTTACCCATATTGACACTTCCAATCAATTCCGAAACATCTTGACTCTTAGGATCGGAAGGAGTAAAAGTACCAATACCAATTCTTCGCTGTTCGGAAATTTTGACTTGCTCTACAGGTAGGTCATGCCACCTAACAGTACCATCAGTATTTGTGAAATGATCATCCACATTTAATTGACAGACTGGACATAGCGTACCTTCAATTTTTACTCCTAACTTCTCTTCCCAAAAAGCCCTATTGTCTTCTGGAATTGCATGTAAAGGTTCTTCATGCAATGGACAATTAATAAGAGCATACTTAGGAGTATCATCCCTTTCCAGACCTCTCTTTATAAGGGAAGAGATAGTTGACTTTGCAGAAGCGACAGGCCCGACAAGCATAAGGATTCGTTTACCTGTCTCCGTTCTCCTAGCAGAAGCTTTAAGAAATCTCATGATATCATGAATTGCTTCCGCTGTTCGATTACCAAAGATCTCCCCACTAAAGAAATTGTACCATACAAGATCTTCATATCCCTTTGTTAAGATCTCTTTTTCTACAGGAGAAGTACCTTTCTTCATGATCATGTTGTAGATCCTAGCAGGAGATAGGTTTGCAATCTCTGGAGCGGCTTCTACTTTTTGCATGTAGTCAATCAAAGACCCCGACCAGTTAGTTTTTGGAGCGTCCTTTTGTTGATCTAAAGCGATTGTTCTAAAATCCATGTTTTCCCCACCATTTAAGATTTCCATAAGTAATTTCCTTTCCTAAGTTAGTTTTTTTACTTCTTCTATTTTTCCTTCACCTATTTTTTTTGGTTCATTTGACATTATCTTTAAAAGGTCTTCTCTTGAAGTTACTATAATATTTTGATTGGTAGTTGTTCCTCTGATTCCTACTCTTTCTTTAATGACTACTTCTCTTTCTTTAAGATTCTTTAATTCTTTTCTTACTTCTAAATATCCAACGTAATTTTCTTTGCCTATGATCTCCTTGCTAGCGGCAGTTATACCGTTTATAATATTACCAGCAACTTCAACCATTCTTGCTGTGAAATTTCCACCATCAATTTCATCTTGAATTTTATCTAAAATTTGATTGGCTTTTTTAATGTTACCTTTTAATATATCAACTGGATCATTATAATCAATTTCAATTTCATCTCTTTCGGTTAATCTTTCTTCTGGATCTTTCGGTAAATCATTATAATTTAAACCAAAAACCTCATCTAAGGTTGATAAATCTAATTCTTTTTCTTTCATATTATAAACCTCCATCATTTATATAGATATTTATCATACTTAAATAAAAATGTCAAGTATAAAATTAGGACGTTTACAAAATCGTCAAATCTGTTATAATGGTTATATCAAATTAATGGAGGTATGTCAATATGAAAATTAATTCTTATACTGTGGAATTGGAGAATCCAAAATCATGGGATGAATACTTTTATAATTTCTGTGTAACAGCGGCTAGCAATTCTAAATGCCTGTCACGAAAGATTGGTGCTGTAATAGTAAGGGATAAAACTATTTTGTCAACTGGTTATAACGGGCCACCTAGAGGAGTAATGACTTGTGATAAACGCTGGCTCTATGATAAAGAAATACGTAAGGAATTTAATAAAAGAGTAACAGAGAAAGGTAGAAGTGATAAGGTTCTTCCAGAAAATTTCACAATGAATTCAGAAGGAATTTTTCATGATATTAAAGTTGCTGAAAAATGGGAATCTGAATTTAAAGGTATCTGTCCACGTTATGTAAAGGATATGGGATATGGTTCTGGTCAAGGGTTGGAATGGTGTGTAGCTGGTCATGCGGAAAGAAACGCTATAGTAAATGCCGCTAGAATGGGTATGCCTGAATTAAAAAGAAGTTCAATTTACATGTCTTGTGGAGTTCCTTGTACTCCCTGCTTGATTGAAATCATAAATGCTGGTATAGAAGAAATCATATGTACGGAGATTTCTTTTTATGCTTTCGATAGATCATGTAAATATTTGTTAGACAATTCAGGTTTAAAAATTAGGAAATTCGATTTTATAAAGGAGTAGGTATGCAAAAATTATCAGATCTTGAAAAAGATGTCAGAGATAATATAGAAGAAGAATTAGAATCTAAAGCTACAGAATTGGGAATGGATTCCTATAGCTCTTATGCTGGAGGTAATGATTTAAAGTTACTCAAGGATTTTATAGGAATTTGTGCTGATTGTAAAAGCCTACAGTATTGTAAAACTGAATTTGGTAAAGTGTTTGCAAGATGTAGTCATTATGAAATTGGATTAACAGGACAGAATAGAATAACGGAGTGTACTTGTCATGATCCTAAAGGTATTTTATCATTACAAGAAATGTATGCTATGGCAACTCTTATTGATGTAGATCAACCATCAGTAAGGGGATTTATTAGTACAGATCCTAAATTTATGAAGAAGAAAATTCAAAAAAGAATACGGAGGTCAATTAAAATATGAAAATAGTAGCTATAAAGGATGAAGTAGATGGAAATGATTCTGTAGGTACAATGTGGCAGGAGACAAAAATTTTTGATTCTGATACTCCTATAATTGAAGTCATGAAATGGTGTGGTAATTATAGAAGGAGGGTAGTTTTAACTATTCCAGAGAATTCACTAGAAGAATTTCATAAGACAATAAGGAAAATACCTATAAAATAATTTAGGAGCTAAGTATATAAGTTATAGAAGATGGAATAAAAAAAGGGATCTCCTGTGAGGGAAATCCCTTTTACTTTTACTTATTCATACACCGTCTATTATTGCGGTATATTAGTTAGTCGAATCAACTGGTAGAATTCTCTCGCACCAAAAAGA